GAAAGAGGTATCGCTATGCTTCGTAAGTTAAAGCTATATGGACAATTAGCAGAATTTATCGGACATAAAGAGTTCGAGATAAAAGTTAATAGTGTTTCTCAAGCTGTAAGTTTTCTAATACATAATTTTCCAGAAGTAGAATGTTTTATGAGTCCTAAATATTATCAAGTAAAAGTTGGTAATTATGATATTGATGAGAATGAATTAACTTATCCTGTTGGTAAAGAAGATATACATTTTATTCCAGTTATTAGTGGTGCTGGTAGAGGAATGGGAAAAATATTATTGGGTGCTGCATTAATTGCAGGAGCGTTTTTGGCACCAGGTTCTACATTGAAATTTGGAAAGGCATTTTTTGGTACAGGTGCAGGATCTTTTGCTAAAGCAGGATTTTTAACAAAAGCAGCAGTAAGTATTGGTGGAGCGTTAGTTTTATCAGGTGTTAGTGATATGTTATTTCCTTTGCCAGAACCACAAGACTTTAGTTCAGAAGAAGATCCACAATTATCTTTTAACTTTAGTGGGGTACAAAATACATCAAGAGCAGGTACTCCCGTTCCAATAGTTTATGGTGAAATAATTACAGGAAGTGTTGTAATAAGTGCAGCAGTTGACACTAATCAGGTAGAAGCATGACAGACGAAACTAAACTTATTAGAGGATCTGGAGGCCCACCTGCTCCACCCCCACCTCCTTATCGTGCTCCTGATACTTTACATAGTAGAAGTTTTGCTACAGTTCAAGATTTAATATCTGAAGGCGAAATAGAAGGTTTTGCTAGTGCATCAAAAGAAGGACTTACAAAAGGAACTACAGCTTATGACAACGCAAGTTTAAAAGATGTATTTCTTGATGATACTCCGATATTAAATTCAACAGCTACAAGTGCTAGTCCTGCTGAGACTGATTTTAATTTTCAAGATGTAACTTTTAAATCAAAATTTGGAACATCAAGCCAAACAGCGATGAGTGGTATTCCTGCTGAAAGCAGATCACCAACTGGTGTTGGGGTTACTGTAACTACTTCTGCACCCGTGACCAGACAAGTTACTAATACCGATGTAGATGCGATTATTGTTACTTTAACTTGGCCTCAGATACAGGTAGCTGAAGATGATGGAGATATTCGAGGAGATACTGTCGAATATAAAATACAGGTTCAATATAATTCTGGTGGATATTCAGATGTTATAAGCACTTCTGTTAGTGGTAGAACAGCAGATGCTTATGCTAGAGATCATAGAATAAATGTTACTGGTGCTTTTCCTGTTGACGTAAGAGTTGTTCGAGTTACAGCAGATAGCACAGAAGCTAACAGAGTAAATGCTTTCGAATTTACCAGCCTTCAAGAGGTTATAGATAACAGTTCTACTTATGCTAACAGTGCTTATGTTGCTCTTCGTTTAGATAGTAAACAGTTTAATCGAATACCTACAAGAAAATATCGTATAAGAGGAGTAAAAGTAAGAATACCAGGAGCAGGAGCATCTAGTTCTGGTACTCCTACTGTTGACAATGCAACTGGCAGAATTGTTTATCCGAGTGGTTATATATTCAATGGAGTTATGGGTGCTGCTGTTTACACCAACTGCCCTTCGATGTGCTTACTCGACCTTCTCACAAACACGAGGTACGGTCTGGGAAATCATGTTACTGATAGTAATTTAGATTTATTTAGTTTTGTAGCTGCAAGTAAATATGCAAATGAAGAAGTAGATGATGGAACGGGATCAGGTGCAAAAGAGGCTAGATTTAGTTGTAACGTAAACATTCAAAGTCCTAAAGAAGCATTTGCAGCAATAAATGATTTAGCTGGTGTTATGAGATGTATGCCAATATGGTCTGCTGGTTCCGTAACCATATCTCAAGACAAACCAACTACATCAAGCTATTTATTTAATTTAGCTAATGTAGGAGAAGCAGGATTTACATATCAAGGTAGCAGTTTAAAACAACGTCATTCTGTTGTTTCTGTTAGTTACTTCAACATGGATTCAAAAGAAGTTGACTTTGAAGTAGTAGAAGATGCAACTGCGATATCAAAACTTGGAACAATAGTAAAACAGGTAAAAGCATTTGCTTGCACTTCTCGTAATCAAGCTGCAAGATTAGGTCGTGCAATTCTTTTCGCTGAACAAAATGAAAGTGAAACCTGCACTTTTACAACTTCAATAGATGCGGGAATTGTTGTTAGACCTGGTTCTGTTATTGAGATAAACGATCCAGTAAGAGCAGGAGCTAGAAGAGGTGGTCGTGTAGTAGCTGCAACGACTACTGAAATAACTATAGATGCTAAAGAGCAAACAACTCTGCCTGACCCAAATGACAATCCGACTATAAGTGTAATTCTGCCTGATGGAACAGTCGAAGTGGGAGTTATATCTAACATGGCTGGTGCAATTATTACTGTAAATAGTGTTACAAAGCCTGACGGCACAACTGCTTCTGCATTTACTTCCGCACCAAATGTAAATTCACCCTATTTAATATCTAGTACAACATTGCAAACTCAATTATTTAGAGTTATTCAAGTTGAAGAACAAGATGATATTAATTATGTAATTACAGCCTTATCTTATGTAGAAGGTAAATATGCTTTTATTGAAGATGGAACTGCATTACCCACAAGAACAATATCAGTCTTAAATGCTCCTGCATCTCCTCCTAGTAACTTAACAGTTACAGAGCAGACAGTGGTTATTAATAGTATTGCTAGAAGTAAACTTATTATTGATTGGCAACCAGTTCAAGGTGTAACTCAATACTTAGTTAATTACAAATTAGAAAATGGTAACTACGTTTCTCAGGTTGTATTTAGTAGTGATTTTGAAATTTTAGATACTGTAAAAGGAA